TTTACTGGTATTGTAAAATTAAGTCCAGATGGTGATGAGTGGTTTGAAGTTCAACAAAATCCAGATATTATTCTTCAATTAAATGAAGGAAACTTTGATACTGTTTTCGCACAAAATGAAAATGCGATAGGAACAGTTTGGAACGCATGGGAAACACAATGGAGTGGTGTTACAACTACAAGACAACTGACCGACAGAGAAGGTAGAAGACAAGTTAACACAACTATCGTAGAAGAAGCAGGACTAAGAACAAGAGGTGGAGTTAATACTCAAGTTGTCGAACAAATTGATATAGAAGTGGTAAATGAAAGAGTTTTATCACAATCTTTAATTCCATTTGTAAGAGCGAGAAATGTCACTTTCACCGCAACTGGAATGAAACCAAATACAAGAGTTTATCCATTCTTTGATAAGAGAAGTATTACCGCATATGTTACACCAGATGGTGGTTCACTTGGTGGTAACTTAACAACTGACGCAAATGGTAGAGTAGTAGGAACATTCGCAATTCCTAATCCAACTGTCGCAGGTAATCCAAGATGGAGAACTGGAGATATAAACTTTAGATTAACTTCAAGTTCAACTAATACAATCACAGCGGTTGATACTGTCGCACAGGCGACATACAGCGCAAAAGGTATACTTGAAGTTAGAGAAAGAGATATTATAGGAACTAGAAATGCAAGAGTTGAGGTAACTGATGTAAGTCAAAATGTAGAAGTTCAAAGAGAACTCGCGAGAACAAGTAATGTTAGATGGGTTGACCCACTCGCACAATCTATTACCTCAGATAGTGGTGTAGGAGAATTCTTAACAAAAATTGATATCTTCTTCTCAACAAAAGATGCAACAATTCCAGTAACTCTACAAATTAGAGAAATGGATAATGGATATCCAACAAGAAAAGTATTACCATTTGGAAGTGTAACTCTTAATCCAAGTTCGGTAAATGTAGACGCAACAAATGCTTCTAGCGAAACAACCTTTACATTTGATTCACCAGTGTTTATCGCACCAAATACAGAATATGCGATTTGTTTATTATCTGATTCAGATAATTATAATGTTTGGATTTCAAGACAAGGTGAAGAGGATTTAGGTGGTAGATTTATTAGTACACAACCATATCTAGGAGTATTATTTAAAAGTCAAAACAACTCTACTTGGAGTGCATTTGATGCAGAAGATTTAAAGTTCACCGCATATAGAGCTTCATTTACAACAACTTCAAATGGAACATTAACATTAAATAATGACGCAGTACCAACTGTAACACTACCAGTAAACGCACTTGAAACAACAAACAGTTCGAATGTAATTAAAGTAAATCACCCGAACCATCAAATGCACTCAACATCTAATAATGTTACAATCTCTGGTGTTGTCGCGACCGCAGGTAGTGCGGTAAATGGTATTCCAATAAGTGAAATAAACGCAACACATACTGCGATTGGAAATATTGGAATTGATTCATATACCATTACAGTATCAAGTAACGCAACATCTACAAATGTAGGTGGGGGAAGTGCGATAGTCGCAACTGAAAACGCACAGTTTGAAACATTTAAAACTATATTACCTGTGTTAGAATTCCCACAAACAAACTTAACATCAAAAATTAAATCAACTTCTGGAACAAGTCCAAGTGGAACTGAAACATCATTCAGTAAAGTTTCTACTGGTGTAACATTCCAGTTGAATGAAAACTTCTATTTTGATGTACCGAAGTTAATCGCTTCAACAATCAATGAAACAAATGAAATGTCTGGGTCTAAATCATTATCACTTGATTTAGTTTTATCAACAACAGATGAATTCTTATCACCATATATTGATTTAGATAAAAAGACATTTGTCGCAGTAGCGAATAGATTAGATAACATTGATAGTTCTTCAGATGTTTATCCAACATCAGAATATGTCGCACCAACAGAACCAAGTGGTGATAGTAACGAGGCGATTTATATTACAAGAAAAGTTCAATTAGAAACTCCAGCAACAGCGCTCAGAGTCATATTAGACGCACACAGACCATCAACTTCTGAAATACAAGTAATGTTTAAGTTACTAAGGTCAGATGATGATACTAACTTTGAGGATATAGGATTCACATATTTTAATACTGATGGAAGTCCAGATGAAACCGCTAATCCAAACTCTACAATAGATGACTTTACAGAGTATGTGTATAGTGCTGGTAAAAATGATGATGGTACAGGAACATCGTTAGATGAATTTATAGGATTTGCGATTAAGATAAGAATGCAGGGAACAAACTCAGCATTACCACCAAGAATAAAAGATTTTAGAGCAATCGCACTCGCAACATAGAAACATGGCAGAAAAGATACCAGTAAAAGATAATTCACATTTGTATAGAGATTCTGAATCAAATGCGATAGTGAATAAAAATCGAACTGCGTATGAACTTGCTGTTAAAAGGTCAAGAGAAGCACAAAAACAAAGAGATGATATTAGGGGCGCTACTCGTGAAATTAACCACTTAAAATGCGAGATAAGAGAAATTAAGAATCTTTTACTTCAATTAGTAGACAAAGACTAAGTCATTTTTCTTTATAAATATATTAAAGAGGAAAATTAAATGGCTACACCAACAACTAAAGATACATTCAAAGATTACTGTTTAAGGGCATTAGGACAACCAGTCATTGATATTAATGTCGATGAAGACCAATTAGATGATAGAGTTGATGAGGCGTTACAGTATTTTCGTGAGTTTCATTATAATGGTGTAGAAAAAGTTTTTTTAAAACATCAGTTCACCGCAGCAGATTTGTCAAGAGGTGTCGCGAATACAAGCGCAACAACTGCGACAGATATCGCTGATAATTCTGTTACCGCAGATTGGATAGAACAAAAAAACTTTATACCTGTTCCAAGTACTGTTCTTTCTGTTGTAAGAGTTTTTCCTTTTGATGATAGTTCAACAAATAATTTATTTGATGTAAGATATCAATTAAGACTAAATGACTTATATGATTTTTCTTCAACATCAGTAATGCATTATAAAATGACAATGCAACACATAGATTTATTAAGTCAAATGTTAGTTGGTGAAGTTCCAATAAGACATAACCAACATCAAAATAGATTATATTTAGATATGGATTTTACAAATGATGTCGCAGAAGGTGAATATATCATCATAGAATGTTTTAGACAATTAGACCCAGCCACATTCACTTCTCTTTACAATGATATGTACTTTAAACGATATGCGACCGCACTCATTAAAAAACAATGGGGTAATAACTTATTGAAGTTTAGAGGTATGCAGATGTTAGGTGGAGTTGAAATAAACGGAGAAGTTATTTTAAACGAAGCGAAAGAGGAAATTCAAAAACTAGAAGAAGAAATAAAACTTGCATTTGATTTACCACCAATGTATCAAATAGGATAGTATTTAATAATGTCGACAAATGTATTTTTTGACACAGGAACTAAAAATGAACAAGATTTGTATGAAGCGATTGCTATCGAACAAATTAAGATTCAAGGTCAAGAGGTATTTTATCTCCCAAGAAAACTTGTAGCAGAAGACAATCTTTTTACAGAAGATACACTATCAACTTTTAATGACGCATATTTAATTGAAATGGTGTTCAATGAAACTGAGGGGTTTGGTGGTGAAAAAGAACTCATGGGTAAATTTGGTTTAGAGATGAGAGAGGAATGTTCTTTTACAGTCGCAAGAAGAAGATTTGAAGAACTTGTTTCAGTTGACGCAAACATTATTGAAAGTACAAGACCAAATGAAGGAGATTTAATTTATTTTCCAACTGCGAAAAAAATGTTTGAGATAACATTTGTTGACCATGATGACCCATTTTATCAAGTACAAAATAGACCTACATTTAAATTAAGTTGTAGAACATTTGAATACTCTAGTGAAGTTATTGATACTGATATCGCAGAGATTGACGCAATCGAAACATCATTTACTAGAGATGCGATGCAGTATCAGATTACTCTTGAACAGGCTGGAGCGATTACAAGTGAAATGGCATTAGAAGATGGAGACTTATTATTACTTGATGGAACTAATGGCGCAGCAGCAGACGCAGGAGATAATGTTCTTTCTGAAACAGAATATCTATCTGGTTCTATACTCGCAGAAACAACTACAGGTACAAGACTTGATATCATAAACAATGGTGGACTATCATTTACAGAAGGTGAAAGAATTGTAGGCGCAACATCTGGAGCAATCGCATATGTTACAGACACATTAGACCCAATGGGTTATGATTTAATTACTGTTACTGAATTCTCAAAAGGTGAGGTTATTACAGGACAAACAAGTCAAGTCACCGCAGAGATTAAAGAATTACTTGGAACAAAAGACTATATAGTTAAAGAGGATTATATTGTAGGTGACCAGTCAACTGACTATAACGCACAGAATGATTATTTGGATACCTTAGATGATACGATTTTTGATTTTTCAGAAAGGAATCCTTTTGGGGACATAAACGAATAGGAGTGAATAAATTATGTTAGGACAACAATTTTATCATGAAACAATTAGAAAACTAGTAATCGCATTTGGTAGTTTATTTAACAATATTGTTTTAGTAAGAAAAAATAATAGTGGAGTAATAACTCAAACTATGAAGGTGCCGTTGGCGTATGGCCCAAAACAAAAGTTTCTTGCGAGATTAAGACAGGACGCAAACTTAGATAATAAAGTTTCAATCACATTACCAAGAATTAGTTTTGAGATTGGTGCTCTTAGTTATGACCCTACAAGAAAATTAAATCGTGTACAAAAATTTAAAAAAACAAAAAGTGGAAGTAATAAACAATTAGATTCACAGTTTATGCCAGTTCCATATAACATTACATTTACATTATCTGTAATGTCGAAAAATAGTGATGACTCATTACAAATTGTGGAACAAATACTTCCATACTTTCAACCAGATTATACAATAACATTAAAAGATAATGTAGATATGGATACATCAAGAGATGTTCCAGTAATCTTAAATAATATAAGTTATGAAGATTCATACGAAGGTGATTTCGCTTCAAGAAGGGCGATAATATATACATTAGACTTTACATTAAAGTTTTATCTATACGGCCCTGTTACTTCATCTAATGTTATTAAAACTGTTCAAGTTGACCAGTATACAGATATGCCAGACAAGTCACCGAAAAGAGAACAAAGATATACTGTTACTCCAAATCCAACAAGCGCAGACGCAGATGATGACTTTGGATTTAATGAAACTACATCTTTCTTCCAAGATGCAAAAGAATTTAATCCAACAACTGGTGAAGATGAAGAATAATGACTGTTGTAGATAAAAAGATTAGTGAGGCACTCAACATCACTGAGGAGTTAGAGGAGACTGAAAGAAAAGTTATTCCTAGACCAAATGGTGATGATGAAAAAGAAGTTGACTATAAATATAGTCGTGAAAACTTCTATAATCTGATTGAAAAAGGTCAAGACGCAATTGAAGGTATATTAGATGTTGCGAAACAATCAGACCACCCTAGAAGTTATGAAGTCGCAGGACAACTTATTAAAACTGTTTCTGATGTTACAGAAAAATTAGTGGAACTACAAAACAATTATAAAAAATTAAAAGAAGTTCCAAGTAACGCACCGAAGAATGTAACTAACGCATTATTCGTTGGTTCAACTGCTGATTTACAAAAAGTTTTAAAAGGAAAGGGTGAGGTTATTGAAGTTGAAAAGGAGACATAAGTGAATCCAACATTAGATAGTCAAACCGCTCAGATAACTGAATTTATACTGCCTTGGATTGGACTTTTAATCAGTGCGATAATCGCAATCATGTTTAAAGATTGGGCGAGTAGTCTTGCGAAAGGATTACAATTCAAATGGAATCCAGCATTTAACGAAGGTGATAAAGTTATCCTAGATGGGAATGAATCTGTTATTGTAAAGATAGGAGCAAAAGAAACAGTCTTTGGTGTATATTCAGAAAGAGGTTATACATGGAGATATGTTCCAAACGAAAGAATCGCTTTTCTTAAATTAGAAAAAGTAATCAACGCAGAGTTACACTTAGATAGTGATGAAGAAAAAGCGAGAAAGTTACAATCCTTAATTGATGGTTTACAGAACGAACAAATTAGTTCTAACAAAAATCTAGCCAACTCTAATAAAAAAGAGATTGAGGCACTAAAGAAAAGAAAATCCTAGTTTTAGACAAGGAGTTTTATAATGGGACAACCAACTGAAAATTATTTAAACAATCCTAATCTTAAAAAAGCGAATGTTTCTTTAAACTTTACAGAGGAACAACTTAAAGAGTATAAAAAATGTATGGACAATCCATTACATTTTATACAAAACTATGTTAAGATTGTTTCTTTAGATGAAGGTCTCATACCTTTTAAGATGTACAATTTTCAAAAAGAAATGATATCAACCTTTCATGATAATCGTTTTACAATTTGTAAATTACCAAGACAGTCTGGAAAATCTACAACTATGGTATCTTACTTGTTGTATTATGTTTTATTTAATCCAAGTGTAAGTGTTGCGATACTTGCGAACAAGGCGGCAACCGCAAGAGATATTCTTGGTAGATTACAACTTGCGTATGAAAACTTACCCAAGTGGTTACAACAAGGTGTTATGGAATGGAACAAAGGTAGTTTAACATTAGAGAATGGAAGTAAAATACTCGCGGCCTCGACCAGTGCGAGTGCTGTTAGAGGTGGAAGTTATAATATTATATTCTTAGATGAGTTTGCGTATGTTCCAACAAACATCGCAGAACAATTTTTTAGTTCTGTTTATCCTACAATATCATCTGGTAAAAACACAAAAGTTATAATAGTATCAACACCACATGGGATGAATATGTTCTATAAACTTTGGGTGGACGCAGAACAGAAAAGAAATAGTTATATACCAATAGATGTTCATTGGACAGAAGTACCTGGTAGAGATGAGAAATGGAAACAAGAAACAATTCAAAATAC